TGAGGCGCTGGGGTGTGAGTTGTCAGACCTGATGATCCGAGAGGAAAACAAGGAGACCAGAGTCAAGACGCGCACCGGCGCGGATATACATAGCAAGCGTTAAGCCTACTCCGAGGCCTCGGGCGTTCATTCGCCCGGGGCCTTTTCTTATATCTCCTCGCCGTCCTGTGTGACAAAACGGATTTCGACTGTGCAGCCGAGCGCAGCCGCCAGCTCCGTGATGTCTTTTTCTGTAAAGTTCCCGCGCGTCATTTTGTTGGACAGGTTTTGCCGCGTCTGCCCTGACGCCTCAGCCAGATCGCCCATCGTTATTTTCTGCCTTTTCATGATCAGGCGAATCTTTTCGACAACAGAGAGCCCCATACTCTCACCTCCTCACTCGTACTATACACTAAAATGTGTCGCTTGTCAAAAACTTTTTTACGATTTCCACGAAAAAATGTAAAATAACCGTTGACAAGTGACACGAATTAGTGTAATATAGTTCTTGTAAGGGAGAGGAACAAACCTCTCCGGAAAGGAGGACAGGCCGATGGACAAAGCAAAAAAAGAAGCCCTGCAAGAGCTTCTGAGGTTGCTGGCTGATAACCCCGATTTAGCCGACCGGATTACAATCACCATCAAACCTAACAGCAAGCCCCAGCAGGGCGAACGCCAAGAGACCTAACTCCGGCGCGAGGGGGAGCGGGAAAGCTCCCCTCCCCCTCAGTATAAAGCGCAAGGCATAGAAATACAAGGAGAATTTGAAATGAGATTTATCGACCGCAGAAATTGCAAGAGTGCATTTGAAAAGGGCGAGAGCCACGAGATCAAGAGCATGGGAGCTCTCACGCAAGAGGCTGTCAAAATTGCCGAGCAGAATGGCCTCGGCGTCATGCAAAACAGAAGCGGTGCTTTTCGCGTTATTCGCGCCTGCGGCCTTGGCGCCTACGAGAATTTCTTCTCTACCCTTGAAGAAGTCGATGCATTTATCAAAAACCTGAAAAAGTGAGGAGGAACGACAGCGATGTACGGAAATATCATCATCAAAATCGCCTCGGCGCAGGCGCAGTTTAAGACATGGGCGCATGATAGCATATACGATTTCCTGACCGATCACGGGTACAGCCACGACATGGCTGCGGATGTTGCGGGATGGGCGGACCTCGCTTCGGTTGGCGAGGAATACGAACTTGATGGCGCCGCAATCATTATCGTCGATTAACGAAGTGCCTGACCTATCGGGCCTACGGGGAGAAAGGACACGACCATGAACAAAATCCGCAGAAAGAGCCTGCAGAGCATCATCGACCAGCTGGAGGAGCTGAAAGGCAGCCTCGAAGACCTCCAGGCTGAGGAGGAAGAGTACCGCGACAATATCCCTGAGAATATGCAGGAGAGCGAACGCTATGAAAAGGCAGACGAGGCCTGCGACAATCTCTCCGAAGCCGTAGATAACCTGGAGGAAGTCATCAGCAGCATCGAAGCTGCCATTGAGTGAAAGGAGCGAGCATGGACGATAAAATCATCATCGACCGCATGGAAGCGGAAGAATTTCTCTCGATGCTCATGGACGCTGCCAAGCAGGACAACCCGACCCGTTACTACAGTGCCGCCCAGATCATCGAAAACATTGCCAACGACTTCAAAGACCTCTGCAAACTGTAAATCAAGGCTGGCCTATCGGCGCGACGGGGAGAAAGGAAATGGCTATGACTTATCTTGAAATCCTCGGCTGGGCCCGCAAGGGCGTCATCGCCGAAAAGGAAAACTATCGCCAGATGCAGGAGAAGGCTTTGGAGGGGCAGGCGCACGACATAGCCGGTCATTGTCAGAAGATGATCGACGAGTTAGACGTCCGGCTCGCTACCCTCGACGAGATCGAGGAACTGCACAACAGAAAGTGAGGTACACCATGGAGAACAGGTTTTGGACGGTCACCTATCGCAATCGTGACAACGACCAGCGGATCACCGCCGCCGTATTCGCGGCAGATCAGCGGCAGGCGCAGGAAAAGGCTCAAGCCGATGGCCGAATCGACGACCGCGAGGTGTGGGAAATCGAGAGCGTCGAGCCACACGAGGAAACGCTGGCGCGAGTTCTCATTGCTGAGTTCAGCAAGAAGCAGCAGGGCGGGCATTTTGCCTGCCCCCGCTGTGGGAAGATGACGATGGATGCGGAGAGCGCCACGCACAACGCCCTAAGCCGCCGCGCCACCGTCTATATCTGCGACGCCTGTGGGATGCAGGAAGCGCTGGAGGACATGATGGACAGCCGCACCCCGCTGACCGCATGGGCTATCGTCGCCGCGCCGGGAAACTGGCGCATGGAGGAGGGAGGCAATGAGTGTGAAGCGTGACGACGAGCTGATGTTCTACACAGAATGCTGGCGTGAGCTGCGAAGCTTTCTATCAGAGGTCGTGCGGGACAACACGGGCGAATATCCCTTCGCGCAGGATGTCTTGAATTTGATGCGCAGTATTGAACGGAAATATGAGAGGTGCTAATATGAGCAAAGATTGGACATCGGAAGATGTGCCGAAGCTGACTTGCCCGGTTTGCGGGAAAGAGTTTCATCGGGAGGACATGCACTTCACTCGGGATTGCCACGGCATCACTTTCCGGCTGGTGTGTTTCGACTGCTATGATAAAGTCATGGGTAAAGGCTATGACGGTGCGTATTATACCGAAGCAGACGAATGTATCGAGGAGGACTATTGAGCATGAGTAAATCTTGGACGCCCGAGGAGTTGGCCGCTGCCAGTGCCGCGATGAAAGCGGAGGGCCACATGAGCTACGAGGAGTTCTGCGCCGCGCCAGTGTTGCGGCTGGAACACAGAGGCCGCGACAGCTGGGATCGCCCCGTCTACGAGTGCGACGGTCGGCTCTATGTCGATGTCGACCCGCGCCGGAGCAGGCCGGCAGACATCTGCACGAAGCAGGGCAACGCCTTTGACGGCGAGCCCTGCGACCCTGTGCCGGAGGGAACGATCATTGAGTTTGTTCCAGCACGGGACACATGGCCGTTTTGAGGAGGTGCGACAATGGCCAAATATATTGACTGCGACGCATTTAAGGCAAAATATCTATGCTGCGGCTATTTGCCTGAAATGTCGGAGGAAGATTTCGACCGATTCCCTACCGCTGATGTCGCGCCTGTGGTACGATGCGAGAATTGCCGCTATGCAATGTGGGTGGAATGGGCGAAGAAATACTCCTGCGGTCAAGTCCGTGGCCTGTTGGTATTCGGAGATCATTTCTGTGCATTCGGCAAACGAGAGTATGAGAGCAGGCCGCAAGCACCTCTCTCGCCGCCGTAGGCGAGTTGCAACACGCTCTTTGCATCGTGGGAGGGTAGACGCACACCAAAGCCGCAAAAAGCGCCACAGCGCCCCGTAAACGCGAAAGCGCCGGAAAATAGAAAAAGCCCCCTCGACAGGACGGTAAAATCCTGCGAGGGGGCTTTCATTGTGTGGGCGGCATTCAGATGGCGGGGCTGTCGATGCTGCCGTCGTCCTCCGTGTCGGTCCGGAAGTTGTTTGCCTTGGCCGCCTCAAAGGTGATCCCGCCACGCTTGTGGTCGGACTTCGCAAGCGAGAGGTAGCCGTTTGCTCCGGCGATGATGATCGCCTCACCAACGCCGGTGGCGGCGGTAAGCCATGCAGCGGCGGCGGTGTAGCCGCTTTTGATGCACAGATACATGAGGAACAGGCATTCTTGAACGATCAGCAGACCGGCCAGCATCGCCAGCAGGCACACGACCTTGCTCCATTCGGCCTTGCGCTTCTTCGCGGCTCTGCGCTTGCGCCTTGCCATCAGCTCAGCCCAAACTTCTGGGCGAAGCGGTAGAGGACGGTCACCAGCTGCTCGCGGGTCATCATGTCCTCCCACATTCCATTGAACTCATCGGAGTTGCCGCCGCGAATGATGCCGTTATCCACGGCCCATTTGCGCGCTTCCTCCGAGTAGGCGGAAGCATCGTTGTCCTGAAGCTCCTTGCGCATCTCACGCCAAAGCTCCTTGAATTTGTTGATATCCATATCGTCATCCTCCTCGTCCATGCCTGCGGAAAGCTGGGCTGTCACCTTTTCGGCGAGGTCGCCCATGCGGGCGTACATCCAGTTCCCGGGGCAGCTTTTGTTGGCAAACCAGCGGTGTACGGTCAGCACCATCTCGTCCGGTGCAGGGGTGTAGGCAAGCGTCTTGTCCTTATCCTCCAGCCAGAGCAGCTTGGTCTTGCCGTTGCGTTTGCAGATGTCGACGCAAAGCGTAATGAGGGACTGATAGACCACATCGCGGAATGCGTACGGCTCTGCGCCATCGGACGCACATTCAATAGTCACCGCCCGCTGGTCGTTTGCGTTGCTGGAGGAACACCAGGATCGGTTTTTCTCCTCGACATACATACCGATGCGGCCGTCCGCGCCGATCCCGTAATTGCAGCTCGCCTCTCTGGAGGCAGGGAGAAAGATATCTCCCAACCGCTCCACGCTGCACTGGCCCACTACGCAGTGTGGCGTGATGCGGTCGATCTTACGGGTCCTCTGCCCGGAGTGATTCGGGCTGAGCTTTGTGTAACTGACAAGAGGGCTATTGCTCATAGGTCATTCCTCCTCGGGGGCGGTATGGTCTTCCTTGCCCTCACCGGAAGGCAGCGCAGTAGGCGCCGCGTCCGCCCCGGGTGTCGCGGTAGAGAGCATATCTTTCAGCTTTTTCAGTACATCAACGGCATAGGCGGTAAAGGCTGCCAGCATAGCCAGCGATACCGCTGTCATCAGGTTTACGGTCTGCCCATCGACCTCCACTACCATCAGATCGGGGTTGAGGTACCCGGCGAAGTAGACCGCGACCAGCGCCGCTGCCACAACTGCACTCTTGATGCAGCCGTTGCGGAACTTCGTCTGATCCCATTCCCCATCAATGATGGCATTG